GCCGACGACCCCTCGCCGCCCACGACGAGCACGTCTTCGATCGAGAAACTGGTGCTCACGAAAATGCCGCCGGTCGTGCCCCACATTTCGTGGCCGCCGGTCCACTTGATCCGGTTGTTCGTGCCGGTGCCGCCGCTGATCGTGATGCCCGAGCTATTTAGCGTCACCTCGTCGCCGCTGCCGGCCTGAATGGTCGCCCCGTCGATCGTGCCGCCGGTGATCGACCCGGCCGTCAGCGTGCCCATATTGCTCGAGATGGTCGACAGGTTTATCGTGGCGATCTCGTTGGCGGTAATTGTGTCCGCGGCGATCTGGGTCGCCGTGATCGTGCCCGTCGCAATGTCCGAGGCGACGATCGTTCCGGCCACAATCTTCGCGCTCGTCACGCTATCGGCCGCGAGTTCCGACGTCGTGATCGAGTCGGCCGCAATCGTGCGCGCGTTGATCGCGTCTGTCTCGATCAGGCCGTTGTTGATCGCGGTCGTTCCGGCGGCCCCCCAAGGTGTCAGATCCTCTTGCGCGGGCGCGGCCTCCCCGAAATACATATGCGCCATGAAAATGAACGGGTCGAGTTCCGCGGTGTGCGTCGTCTGCACGACCAGGCGCGCGGCGACGGCGCCCGTCGGCGCGGTCGCCACGACACCGGAACGGCAGTAGCCCGACAGCGTCGCTCCACCGGCCTTCGCAGCCGTGCAGACGTTCCCGTTACTACTCGAAATCAATGTCGCGCTCGAGTTGAACCATTGGATCAGCGCGTATGTGTCGCCGCTCCGATGGACCCCGATGTACGCACTCGCCTCGTATCGTTGATCCGCGAGAACGGAGATCCCATTGAATCCGGCGCCGCCGACGAGTCCGCCCCCGAATGCCGACGACACCGCGCCGGCACTCGGTGTGCCGGTGACCGCGATGTAACAGTCGTTCGGATACCCGCCGAGGCCCCAATCGCCGACGCCTGGCCATGGGCCGAGCAGCTGCGTCGTGAGGCCGGTATTCGTGAATATGTTCCAGTCGGTCGTGGCGACCGTGCAGTCGGAATTCCGGATCATGTTGCGCCCGGTGCCGACCGTTACGTACCCGTCAAAAATCGCGTTACCGACAGCGTCGATCGTGACCTTCGGATCGTTGTCGCTGCCGTAAATTTGTATCCCGTTGGTCGGCTCCACCAGCAACCGCGCCCCACCGGTGACGCCGACCGCCAGCCCGTTGATGTCGCTCGAGTAACCGTAGTACCCATTCAGGTTCCCCAGCACAAGGCGCGGCGTCTGCGCGTTGTAGGTCGCGCCCTGTTCGACCACCTGCAGGCGCGGCTTGCCGTCGTACGCAAGGACGTCCATCCGGCCTGTGCCAGTCGTGCCGAGCACGACGAATGGCACGCCCTGCGCCCAATTTTTCGCGCCGAGGCCGGAGAGATTGCGCGTCACGTTGTAGGTCGTTCCAGACACCAGCGATCCGACTTGGAAATATTCGGCCGTGATCGTGCCGCCGGTGTCGTGCGCACGGGTCAGCACGAAATGCCCCGGCGTCATCGTCGTACCGAAATTAATGGTCGTATCACCAGACGACACGGCCGCTGCGAAACTGCCCGCGTTCACGCTCCACGTCGAATAGCCACCCATGAGGGTTTGAGTGTTCAGCGCGAATAGGATCGCGTTGAGCTGCGCCAAATAGCCCTGGTTCCAGAGTTTGTTGGGGCTACCGAAATCATAGGTGTCGGTCAGCGTCGGCAGTAGATGCCCGCCAATGTTGAGGTATCCGCTCGTCGGGGAAATCTCGAGGTCAGTGGTCGGAGGCGTATCGATCTTATTGACCGTCAACACTTCCTGCGCCTCAGCGGCCGACAAGCCGAGGGCCAGGACACACGCGACAACCATACACAGACGCGTTCTCATTGCCGCTCCAACGTTCCAATGGCGTGCACCGTCGCGCCGTTGATCGAGTTCGTCATTTCGAGTCGATACAAATTGTTGGCGGTGAGGCCCACCGTAAACGGCGTGATGTCCGTCTCCGTTGTGGAGGTGATCGCGCCCGATGTCGCCACGACACTAGAGGTCGTGACGTTATACAGGCGTACGGTCACGCTCCCGCTACTCGCGCGCAACTGCGCCCGCACCTTGCCGTTGTAGGTCGCCGGCGCCGTATAGGGCACCCAATCCACCACCGGCACCCACGCGGCCGGATTCGGATTTTTGCCGCGGTCGCGCGACCCGCCCAGGGGAACGGTGCCGAGCGTCACCGCCGGGCCGCCACCGCCGACGATGGTCGTACCCGTGCCCGTGCCGCCGCCGGCCCATCGCGTAAACACGTCGCGCCAGTCGCCGCCGGCGAGGGTGCCCTCGATCAACGTGACCGTGCGGGTCACGTAGTCGGCATCTTCGCCGCGGGTTTCGATTTCGGTGATCGTGAACGTGACGCCGCTGATACTGTGCGAGGGCACCGTCAGGGTCTGCGTCATGCCCGGTTTCAGGCCCGTGCGCCGCGTGGTGTAGGTCGCGATCCGCGGCTGCAGGAGGTGCCGCGCGAGTTCCTCGATCGCCAGGGCGTCGATCATCGCGGCATCCAGCACGTTGCTATACGTGATCGCGGCCTCGACGAGTAGGGAATCCGGGCCGCCGTCACTCGCGATCGCGACGTACGGCATATCGCCGGCGCCAATCACAAACACCTTGTTTGCGTAGTCGACGCGCGACGGCGCGATCGTGATGTCGTCGATCGCGTTGCCGTCGCCGTCGACCAGGTTGAACGGCGCCGCGACGGTGCCGGGCAGGAACATCCGGAGCGTTTTGTTGTAGTCGACCTCCCACACGTACCCGCTACTGAGCACGGAGAACTGATTGAAGATTTGATCGAGTCGGGTGTACCCGAATGTCATGTCGGGCAGGTTCGGCCCGGTCACCTGGCCGGCGTCGAGCGTGACGCCGTAGGGTGCGAGGAAATCATCGACTTGCTGTAGGGCCGCCTTGAGGGTGCCCGCGGGGATCACGCCGGTCAGGATCCGGCGGTCGGCTAGGGCGTTAAAATCGACCGCGCTGCAGGCCGTGCGCATCGCCGTTCCGCCGTGGCCCGCTGTGCCGGTTTCGGAGGGCTGATCGATGTTGCCGCCGAAAATGCGCGTCCCGTCCTCGGTGAGGATCACCTCGTCGTGCTTCGCCGGCCGGTAACTGCCATCCGCCGACAGCACCTCGAACCGGATCGTATTGCGCCCGTTGATGATCTCGCGCAGGCTCCAGCCGTCGGTGATTTGCTTCGACACGCCGGCGATCGTGCAGGCATAGGTCGGCATCGATCACACCAGGCGCAACCGCTTGACCTCGCCGGCGATCGCCGGCATCAGGAACCGCGCGAACTCACGGTCGCCGATCTGGAGGATCACGGTGCCGCCGGCCATGCCGCCGCCGCCGCGCATATTCGCGAGCGCGCCCGAGAGCGCGCGCGTCATGAAATCGACCGGGCCGATCAGTTCACCTGAATGGACGGTCGCGACGTGGTCGCGGCGAATGTACGCGCCGTCGGCGTGCTCCGGCATTTCGCCGCCCTCGCCCGAGGCCGGCGGCGGCGCGTTCTGATAGTCGAACTCGATCGGGATCTTCCAGGTCTTATCGGTGAGTTTCTCGAGGGCGTCGGCGAGGGCCTTGATCGCGTCACCCAACCGCTTGACGTTGTCGGCTTGCTTGGCCTCGGCTTGCGCGAGTTCCTCGTCGATCAGTCGCTGCCGCTCGAGCAGTCGGTCGCGCTCCGCGCGGTCGCGCTGTTCCTGAATCCCGATCTCGTCTTCGTAGGCCTCGGCGTCGATCCGCTTCGTGAGGTCGGCGATCTCGCGCGCGAGTTCCTCGCGGCGCCCCTTGATTTCGTCGATCACCTTCTGCTGCGCGTCGACCTCGGCCTGCGCGGCGTCCTTCGCGGCCTGGCCGGTTTCGGTGATCTTGGTCTTCTGCCGATCGAACGCCGCCGTCACCGCGTCGATCGCCGCCTGCGCCTGCTGCACGTTGCCCTTACCGACGCGCTGCGTCAGGTTGATCCACAACCGTTCGCCCTCGTCGCCCAACAGGGTCAGTTTGTCGCGCAGGGCGTCGAACCCCCCGAACGTCGCCGCGAATTCCTCGACCTTATTGCGGCCGGCCTTACTGAACATTTTGTCGAACAGGCCGCCGATCAACTGCCCACCGATCGCGCCCAGTGGGCCCAGCATGCCGCCGAGCACGCCGCCGAGTTTGCTCGTCAGTGTTGCGGCGAGGGTTTCGCCCAGGCCCTTCCCGACGCCGCCGCCGAGGAATCCGCCGATCGTTTTCCCGAGGTTGCCGCCGCCTTGCAGGGCCCCCATAATGCTGGACGTGAGGGCCGCGCCGAACTGTTTCGGATCCCCGAACGCCTTTTGCCAGAATGTCGGCGGCAGTTCGGGCACCTCCGGCATGGGCAATTTCAAGCCTGGCAGTTCGCTGAGCCCGTTGACCGTCTGCGTCGCGCGCAGCATGTCGAACCAGGCCTCCGTGTTCGCGTCCAACTGCCGCATCTGAATTGCGAGTTGCTCGTTCGCCTTGTCGGTTGTGTACTCGTTCAGGGCCTGCTGATTCTGATGCATCCACCGCTGCAGGGACGCCCGCGCGTCGGCCTCGTGCTCGAGGCGCCGTTTCATGTCGGCCGCTTCTTTTTCAGACTCCTTCATAGCCTTCGCGCCCTCGCGCGTCATGGCCACTAGGAGTCGTTGTTTCTCGACCGAGACGCCGGTCTTGGCGGCGATTTGTTCCTCGTTCCTGCCCAAGGCCTTCATCGCCTCGATCTCGTTCAGGGTCGCCTGTGGCAGTTTCTCGATTTCCGCGCGTAGTTGCTTCACGATCGCGGCATACGAGCGCGACGCCGCGGCGGTCGGGTTGAACCCATCGATGCGCAGTGACTCGGTCGCCTCCTTGAACTTGCCGGCCTCCGTCGCGCCCTGGCGCCAGGCGTCAGCCATATCGAGCGTGATCGCGCCGGTGAGTTTCGTTCCGGCCTTCCCCGCCTCGAACGCGTCGATCACTTTTTGCGCGTCAGAGATTTCGCGCACCCCGCGACCGATGATGCCGGCGGCGCGCTCGAGGGCCTCGGCCTTGTCCTCGAGGTCGCTCACCTTGAAATGCGTGAACGCGAACGCCGCGGCGCCGATGGCGGCGACCAGGCCGACCGGCGACAGCAGCACGCCGGCGAGGGCCGAGGCCGCCCCCGCGAGGCCCGTCATGCCGAGCAGCGGCGACAACGTCGCGGCCGCCTGCGCCATGCCGCCGAGGCCCGCGATCATCGGGCCGTGTTTCGCAATCTGTTCCGCTAGACGATCGGTGTAGTTCTGCACCTGCACCGCGCCGGCTTTCACGTCGTCGGCGAAATCGTTCTCGATCTCGCCCGACTCCGCCAGGATCCGCTGAGACTCGAGCAGCACCGCCTGCCGCAGGGCCTCTTGTTTTTCCGCCTCCGACAGTTCCGAGGTCTGCTTGTCGATCGCGGTCGCGTATTGCTCGACGGCCTTTTCGATGTTCGCGAAATTCAGCGGCAATTGTTTGAGGGTGCGCTCGCGGCCGTTCGCGATCCCCTCGATCATCGAATCGAATGACTTTTTGGCGTCGCCGCCGACCCGGTCAGCCATGACGCGCGCGGCCTTCCCGAGGGTGCCCATATCGTCGGCGGTGAACTTGACGCCTTTGCTGAGGCCTTCATTCGCTGACCGCATCAGGTCGAAATCACTGAGCGTGCCGCCGAACGCCGACCGCAGCTGTCCGAGCATCGCCGCGGAGGTCTGCCCGATCGACGTGTTCAGTCCGTCGAATGCCCCTTTGACGTCGAGCACGTCGGCGCCGCGCTCCCCTAGCGCGAGCAGCTGGTTCGGAATGTTGATCAGTTCACGGCCGACCGTTTTGAACGCGTCAGTCAGGAGGTTCCCGACCGCGACGCCGCCACTGATCGTTTTGAACCACTTTTCCCAGTTCGTCGCCGACTGGGCGGTCGTCTTCTGCGACTCGTCGCCGACCGCGCGCACCGCCGCCTGCACCTGCTTGAATGCGGCGTCAGTGAGGTTCTTCGCCCTGATGACGATCTCGACCTGTTTGTCGTCAGCCATGCGGTCACGCGCCCGCGGGCGCCGCCTCCTGGTCCTGCTGCCGCGGCGGCCGAGGGCGCGCCGCCTGATCCATCGCTCGTTTCCAGTCGTCGACCTCGATCCGGTTCATCACGTCGCGCACCCACTCGAGCGCCGACAGGTCGCGCGCGTCCTGGTGCTCGAGGGCTGTGCCCCGCGGCCAGGCGGTACGCTCCCACGTCGGCGGCTGCATCGAGACATACCGGCGCGTGTAGCAGTGCCGGAACAGCGCGAGCACCCGGTCGACCTCCGGCGTCAGGAATCGCACGGGACAGGTTCGGAGCACGATCGGTCCGTCGTACCAGACCACGCGCCGCTGTTCGGTGCCGTCACACCCTCGCGTGCCGCAGAGGCCTCGTTTTCGGCAGGCGCCGCAGTCGTCACGGGTGTCGGCCCAGCTGCCGCCGGACTTTGCGCCGTGCTCGAGCCAGTGCCGGAACCGCGCGCCGATCGCCAAGTTTTTTTTTGCGCCTCAGTCAGGCCGTTCAATAGATAGAGTTCCGCTAGGACGTCAGCCGCCTCGGCCTGATATAGCCGCGCGAACTCGCGCCCGTCGGTGATCGTGTGCTGACCGCCGTCGTCGTCGACGTACTCGAGGTCGCCCTCGACGACACTGACGAACCTGGCGAACACGCCCTCGCACCATGCCGCGTTGCGCCGCAGGTAGGTGATTCGATCCTCGAGGGGTGCATCGTCGGCCGGCGCTCCGCGCCCCTGGCCATTGGCGAGAAAATGCGCTCTGAACTCCTCGAACTCGGCCGGCGGCATGCGGACCAGGCGCAGGCGAATGTCGCCGCCTTCGGTGGCGACCGTGTAAGTGTGGTAGCTGGTAACTCGAACCGGCATTTCGGGACACCTCGCAAAACGGATCCGGCCGCCCGACGTCAGTGCCTGGCGTGCCGCCGATCGTGCTTCCGTTTCAGTCGAGGCCCCCGCGCTGAGGGTCCGCGCGCCGTGGCCGCCTGGTGCAACGTGGCGCGCGTGTGCCGGGTGCCGAAATGTGGGGTCTGCCGGTGTTCTACGCGACGGCGAGACGAAGCTCGTCGTTGCCGGTGATCGTGCCCTTCGCCGTGCCCTTGAAATTCAACTCGAGCGTTTCCTCGCCGTCGGGGTGGTCCGGAATATCGAAATCCGCGACCGGGCAGTAGGCCGCCACGATCGACCCTTCCGTCTGACCGCACTGCACCATCAGCACGTTATCCGTCGCGTTCTCCGCGGCCGTCAGGAGGGTCGTGTTGTCGGTCAGCATCGCCGTGAGGTCGAGCGTCACTGACCGCTGATTGCGCCGGAAATAGCCCTGCGCCGACGAGGTGCCGAACTGGTAGTTGTCCAGGTCCATGTTGTTTTCGATCGTGATCCCCAATTTCAGGAAATCGACCGCGCTGGATCCGATCCGCATGCTCCCGACCAGGCCCGACGGCGGCGTCGTGCCGACGGTCGTGAACGAGCCCGGCTGTGACTGCGCCGTCGACAACCGCGTTTTCATCGGGCCCGACGCTTCGTACCGCACTTCTTCGTTCGCGTCGAACATGATCTTGAGCGTATCGACGACCGCGCCCGAGCCCTCTTTGCTGAGGCTCTGCATGTAGTGCGCGATGCTCAGCGCGTTCGGCAGGTTCGTTGCCAGGCTGTAGTTGACGCACGACTTGACGGTGTCGCTGACCGCGGGCGCCTGCGGCAGCGCCGGGGCCCAGGTGACGACCGCACCCGCCACCGACGTCAGCCACCGCACGACCCGCCCGGTCGCTGGCGAGCCAGTGGTGACGTTGATCAGCACGGCCTGCCCCACGGTCAGCCCAGAGCCTGATGCGAGCGTGGCGCCAGTCGTGGAGGCCCCAGAGGCGACCGTCGTGTTCAGGGGCGAAATGTTTGTTTTCGTCCCGAACCCACACTCGAGAATGTCGTCGTGATCCGGCACCGTCGCGATCGTGCCCGACGGGTAGAAAATCCCGGCGAGGGTGAAACTCGCGGTCGTGCGCCGCACCCACTTATTGACTAGCGACGGGTGCAGATACCGTTCCTTGCTAGGGGTGCGGTTCAGGGACATCTGCAGCGCGACGTTTTCGTGCCGCAGGGCGTCGGTCGCGGCGAACGTCGGCGCCGTGCCGTAGGTCGACTGCTTCGCGGTGAACACCCGCCCGAGGCGTCCAATTTCATAGGTCGGCATGTGGCCTCACTCCTGATCGCGCCCAACCGGGCGCCGTTCGCGTTTCTCGACCGCCTCGAGCACAAACGCCGCGACGTGTGACCCGAGGGCCGCGCGCCAGGTCACCCCAGGCGCCGCCTCCGCGTCGAGGTCGATCCGATCGCCGGCGCGGAACACCCGACCGCCGCCGTGCGTCAGCTGCACCCCGATCCATCCCCCCGGCGGCAGCGTGCAGACGGAGATCACGGCGCCGGTTCCCCGAATACCCGATTGATCACCATGACCGTTTGCACCACCGCCCACACCTCAGACCCGTCGACCGCGCGCTCGAACGTGCGGCGCGTGATCTTCGTGTCGCGCACCAGGTTGCCGAGGGTCACGTCTTTGCCGATCGCGCGCTCGACGTCCGAACACCCTCGCAGGAACACCTGCAGCACGTCGTGGTCACGTTCAGGGTTCGACTCGCTGATCCAGTGCACCGCGACCGGGATCCGCACCTTGACGGCCATCGCGCCGGCGTACTCCCACTCCTCCGGCTGAATCTCGAGCACGACAAACGGCCGCGGGCCATCTGGCGCCGCGAGCTCGGGCACGTCGTGGTTGGGGTCCAGCTTCACGGCTGTGCCGCGCACGTCGTAGAAGTACCCAGCCGCGACGCTGATCCCTTGCAGCGCCTGCTGCAGGCCGACCAGCGCGCGGTAATCAAGTGGTTCCGGCATCACCCGCCCCGCCTGGCGCGCCGGCGCCCTGGCTGGCGTAATACTTCAGTTCCCGCGCGAAATTCCGGTCGAAAAACTCGTACGCGATACCGATCGCCTCGTTGCGATACTTCGCGAACACCCGCCCCAGTGACGGCCCGTGCGCCTCACCGATCGGGAGGCGCGGCACCCTGGCCTCGTTCTGGCCCCTCCGGTAGAACACCCCGCGGTGTCCGGTGCTCATACGCGCAATGAACGCGTGCTCGAGGCGCCCACGCCCGCCGCCGAGTCGATACGTCACCCCGCGGCCGCGACCCCTCGAGGGTTCCGGCCCGCGGGCGTTGAACTTGATCAAGGGAATTCGTTTCAGGCTCGTCGCGAGGCGCGCGACCGGCCGGTCGAAAGTCGCCAGCTTGACCGGCAGCGCGTCGCGCACGTCCTTCGACTTGAGGCCGGTGTCCTTTGAAATGCGGGCGACCATCACAGTACGCGCCGAGTTGATCCCACGGTTCAGCGCGCGCACCATCGCCTTACGGGTCCGCTCTGGCATCTCGCCGAGGTTGGACTCGATCGCCGTGCTGTTGGTCAGGGTGATATTCAGCATGGTCCGCGTTACACCCTCACGACGAGCGCGCGCCAGTGATCGGCCTCGGCCACCTGGTCGATCCCGTCGACCCGCCAGGACACGATCGCGTCGCTGCCGAACTCCGGCGCCTCGACGACCGTGCCACGCGGCAGCGTCGGCACGGCGGCCCGTGGCAGCACCAGCACCCGCCGCGGGTCATGCCGCCGCAGATCGGTGCCGAACGGTTGCGAGTCGTCAGCCGGCCGCAACCAGAGGCCGCGTGTACTGATCGGGGTGTTGTCTGGTAGTGGCCGGGTGACGGTGGCCGCCACGCCGTGCGCGCTGAGGTTTAGATTTAGCGCGAGCGTGCGCAGCGGCCCGAGATCCATAGGAGGTCGCGGATCGCCCCTTACGTGGCGACCGGCAGCGCCTGCATGATCTTCATCTTGACCGTGGCGCTGGGATTCGCGGCCGCTTCCGTCGCGACGCCGACCTGCTGCTGCGCGGTCGCGGTTTTGTTGACGACCTTGTTGGTCGGATCCCAGTACAGCCGGTCACCGACCGAAATCGCGAGCGCCGACGTTTTGCCGATCGTGACGACGCCCTCGACCTGAAATTCTGACGCGACGCCGTTGGTCGCGGCCCTGACGGCCACGCCGAACAGCGCGGCACCGAACAGAAATCCGATGCCAACAGCGACGTCGGCACTCGGCGCCAGCGTGAGGGTTTCGCCCTTTTGCACAAAGGTTTTCATGTGATCTCGCTCCTGTGCTGACTCCGTGCCCGATTACGCGCCGGGGTTCTTCCAGAGGCCGCGGAAATCCACGACCTTCGCCGCGATGTCGTGCGAGATCTTGATCTCGACGCCGTCCACGTCGAACCCGATCCGGCTGTCGACGCGCGGGCCGCTCTCGCCCTCGAGCGTCGCCAGCACGATGATGTCGATCTGGTCCGGCGACGCCGCCAGATACCAGGCCGTAGCGCTGTTCGCGTCGAGCCGTGGCTCCGCCACGACGACGAGCTTGCCGGCGAAGGGGTTGACGTTGCTGGACTGGCTCGCCAGCAGGTTCTCGCTGACGAACTGATCCGCGATCGTTTCCTTCGCGGCCGGCACGATCAGCGTCTTCGGATCGATGTTCATCAGGCTCACGCCGTCGATCCCGGTCTGCTTGCGCATCGCGGTGCGGCCGGCCCCAATCGAGGCGACGGCGATGGCGTCGGACGTGCCGGAGAGGTTCGCGTGCGTCGAGTGGAACAGCGTCACGCTGTCGCCCATCGCCGCGTTGTTCGTGATCTCCGCCCAGACCAGATCGCTCTCTTTGTTGCGCGCCTGGCGGCCGAAGGCCATCGGCACCCGCGAGAACGCATCGGTGTCGTCGTTGACGAGCGCCTGCCGCGTGATCGAGAACTTGCGGCCGTAGGTCTTGAGCTGCACCTCTTCCTTGCTCTCGCCCATCGTCCCTTCGACGTATTCGCCGTGCTCCCCGACCTCGAGCAGGGCCGGCGCCTCCCCGAGCTGCAGCAGCCGCGCCTTCTTGAAGTCGGCCAGGGTCATCGTGCGTGTGATGGGCCCGAACGTCTGCGTCGCCTCGAGATACGCCTGGCGCAACACCTTGTTCGGGAGATCCGCCAGAAGATTGGCGAAGTCCCCGGTTGTGTGCATACCGCCGGCGCGAAGCCCGAGCGCTACGCCGGCGATCTCCATTTTCGACATACCCGACACCCGAACGCCTCTGGCGGTCAGGTAGGCACGCGCGACGTCGAGGATGGTCATGCCGCGGTACTGACGGCCTTCCTCGGAGAGTTGGAAGCCGTGGGCGGGCGTGGTCTTGGTCTCCGCCACGTGCGGGTGCATCCGGTGCAGGAGCGCGTTCTCGACACCGGCGCGGACGTGCACGAGCGGATCGACGCCGAAGTCAACGTCGCGCGCGCCTGACGGCTGCGACGACGGGCCGCGGTCCTGATTGCCACGGCGCTGGAGCTCGAGGAGCGCTGCGCCTCTGGCGTCGCTGAGCGACACCTTGTCCTTGATCTGCTTCTCGACCCAGGACTGCGGCAACTTCGCCCCGAGTGCCGCCTGCATGATCCCCTGCACGCGCTCCGTCTCGGCGCGAACCGCCAGCTCGATCTCGGTAGGCTCGGCCGCCTCTTCGGTCCTGGTGGTGGCCGGCAGCGCGAGCGGATTCTCCTCGACCACAGTGTCCGACCGCGTCTCTTCAGCCATCGTCGACTCCTTCACAGTGCCGCGCGTCACAATCACGCAGGCGTTGGTATTGGACTTGTCGCCATTCCGAACTTGAGCGCCGGCATCCGCCGGCATGGGCACCAGGCTGACTTCGAACGGCTCCCAGTCCACGGCCGTCCGAACGGGCAACTTGTTGCCCTTGCCTTCCTCTTCTTCGAATTTGTAGGTGCGATAGCCGACCGAGACGTTCTTGATAATGCCGTCGCGGACGTCGTTCCAGATCGGATCGACCGAGTCGCGCTTGGAAAACCGCACGGTCGCCCTGGCTTCCTTTCCGCTCACGTTCACGGTGCCAGGTTCGACGACGCCGATCTGGTCGTTGATCGAATAGGAGCTGTGGGCGTCGAGCAACGGAGCCCCGGCGTTCATCCGGTCGATGCGAATGTGCTCAGGTTTTAGCGAGAGCTTCTCGATGTAGCGCTTGCCGGTCCACCAGTCCATTCGCTCGACGGCTGCGCCGGTGCTGAAGACCAGCTCCACTGTTCTTTGCTCGTCGTTGACTGAGCCGACAGCGGCGCGAATGGCGAGCGGCAGCATGTCGACGGTCGTCGGACTCGATGCTGGTGCAGACTTCGCGCGCGCCTTCTCTCGCATGGAGGCAGCATGCGGGCGTAGGAGCCCAACTGTGAAGAGGGTGTCCTACCGTTTGGTGGTAGTTAGTGAGGGTTAGTGACGGTTAGTCACTCGATAGGCCGCCCGTATCGGCGCGCGTCCGTGATCCGGATCCGGAACTGGCCTCCAGGCATCCGGCTCGCCGGCAGCGCCCCCTTTCTGATGTCACGGTAGATCGTGTTGATGTGGACGCCCCAATGCCGCGCCAGGCGTGACGGCGACACGAAGGCGCTGTCGTCGCGCTCGCGACGGATCAGTGGATCCGGCTGGATCGGGGCGTCCATGTCAGGTCACTCCTCGAGGGCGCGGAGCGCCGCCATCCACCCGCGCTGAAAGCACTCCTTGCAAGCCGGCGCATCCTTCGGGCGCGGATCCAGACCGACGGCGTTCTGGCCGGCCTTGATGCGCTGGCGCAACTGTCGCAGCTGCTCCTCAGGGTCCACCTTCGCCACAGCTTTCTTGCCGCCGTTCGTGTCACGCGTCTGCAGCTTGAGATCTCGCTCGGCGTTCTCGACGCCTTCGGTCGTCACGGCCATTACGCCTCCTCCTCCGTCTGTGCTGGCGCGGGTGCAGGCGCGGCCGGTTCCTTCTCGCGCGGCTGGCCCTGCTGCGTCGTCATGCGCGGATCGGAATCCAGGATGATCCCGAGCGCGTCGAACTTTTTGTTATCCGCCGCCATCTCCACGAGTAGTTCGTCAGGGTCGAATCCGCGCTCGCGGACGGACTCCGACCAGGTCTGCGCACCGCCGCGAATGTTCCGCTGGAACGCGAGCCCTTCTTTCTCAGGGTCGATGTACGGCACCGGCGGCGGCGTCCACGTGGCGACCGGCGGCTCGCCCTTGACACGGCCCATAATGACCGCCGCCTGCATCGCCCACGACCATACTGGCTGACAGAACTGCGGGATCAGCGTGCGCCACCGCCAGTCGTCGACTCGTCCCTGGTGCGCGATGCGCGACATCCGAGCGGCCGAGAACGGCAGATCGGTGTAGTCCCCGGTCAGATCCTCATAGGTCACGCCGATCCCAGCGGCGATCGTCCGCAGGGTGACCTCGGCATAGTCCCGATACCCTTCCACCCTGGGCGGTTCCACGACTTCCACGGAACGACCGGGCGCGATCGGGATGACCATCCCAGGACTGAGGCTGTCAATCTGCGGCTCGGTGGAGTCGTCGACCGTCCCGAGCGGCACGTTCGTCCCGTCGACGTCCGTTGTGAGCACCGCGAGGCACGCCGCGATCTTTTGCTTCATCAGCTGCGCGTCGTCGTACTCGTCGTAATCCTTCAGTTTCAGAATGACCGGGGCAAACCAGCTTGCCGCGCGCACCTGGCCGAGGCGCTCCTGGTGGAAGAGGTGCAGAATGTTGTCGGCCGGCACCCGGACGGAGTTCGCGCCGAGCATGCCGGTCGCGAACATCGACAGCGACGAGCCGGGGTGATCACGGAACAGCCAGTACGCCACGCGCCGACCGATCGCGTCGAACTCAATACCGTGGATGATGCGGCCGCCGTTCGGCAACGTGACGCCCGTGCGAGAGGTGTCGATGTAATCCGGCTCGAGGAGTTGCAGTTGAATCGGCAGCGGGAGCCCGTCATCGACGAGTCGGAATCGGCGACGGACCAGCACCTCTCCAGATTCAACGATGCCGCGCATCGCGAGTTTTTGGAGGCCATAGAAATCGTGACGGCCGTCCGCGTCGCACGCGGTCGTGCCGGCCCATTCCTTCCAACTGTCAGCGGCGCCCTGATTCTTCTTCGCCGGCTTCGCGAGAATTCCCCACCCGACCACCTGGTTCGCGATCGTGCCGAGCGCGCGGGTCGCGTGCGCGTTATTCCTGACCAGATCTCGCGCATGGTCGCGCAGGCTGGCGAGGCTTGCCCCGGCTGCCGCATTCGCATCGCCTGACGTCCGACGCCAGCCCTGCGTGCGCCGCCCCGTCGACGCCGCCTCATAGTGGCGCTGGAGCAGTTCGGTTGCGACACGGGCCCGAATGCGCCGCAGGCCACGCTGCGGTGAGAAATACCCCACCGCACGATCGATCCAGGTTGAAGGAGTCATACGCCTTTACTCGTGGCCGCGAGCCTCGTCCGCGAGCCCGTGGTTGAGGCCGCGACCGTGACATCGGCCTGCATCGCCGTGAGCAGCTTAAGCATCTCGTCGACCGAATGGAACGTGATCGTCTGGTCGGTGAAGGTAAGTGTCTTTGCTCCGCGCCCGTCGGCGATTGCTTGCTTCAGGTTGTCGACGTCCTGCTGGGTGAAAGGCATTAAGCACACCTCGAGGCCGGCATGTTCGGCCACCAGCGGTTCTTGTTAGCACGCCCGCGAGCTCGGTCACGTTCTAGATTCCGGTCGCGCCATGCCATGAATCTTTTCCGGATTGCGCTCACGATACCGACGTCCCTGCACCTTTACTTTTTCCGGGTTAGCAGCGCGCCACGCCTTAAGACTCTTCGCGCACTTCGCCCTGTTCCGTGCGATATATCGACGCTTGTTCGCGCGGATCCGCTGCTGACGCTCATCCTCGCTGTGTGCCTTCGGCGCCAACGGCATTACCGGCCTCCCCTCAACCACCCGCCTGGCCGCTGTTGAATCCATCCGGGCTTGAGCTTCTTCGGTGCCGCCGACGCGGCAGCCGTAGGTGTCGTCCCTGGGCGCTCGACCGGCGGCGCTTCCTCGCGCCGAGCGATGCCTCTCCGATCCTCAAGCTTGCGCCAGTCCGACTCATGGAACCGATCGAGGCCCGCGAGCGCAGCCGCGCAGCGGCCGTAGATCCTCGCGTCGAGCACGTGGTTCTGGCGCCCTGGGATCTGCTCCCACTGCATGCGGATGTAGCCGCGACGCGACTTGTGCGACACGAGCTGCTCGGCCGTCAGCTGCTTGAAGTACTCCTCCCCGTATTCAGGGAAGTGACAGAACCCGTCCGGCTCTGACCCGTCCTCTCGGCGTTCGAGCCGCAGCCATCCAAAGAGCTCGTTTTTCCCGATCGCGCCGCAGACTGGCCACAACCGACCGCCGTTCTTCAGCTTCTTGCCGCGGACCGTGACCTCGACGGCCGTCGGCGACATCACCAGCGCGCTGCCGTGGTCCTGGCCCTTGATCGCGACGACTCGGCTCAGTGGATACTTCCGCGTCCAGCTGACCACGGTATTCTGGTTGTAACCGGCATCGACCGCCATCATCAGGATCGACAGCTCGAGTCCGCTCTCATGGGCGTAGCGGCGATTCAGCAGCGCATCAACTTGCGGCCACGGGCCCTCGTCGATGTCGGCGGTGTCCCCAGGGATCTCGCCGTAATCGATCGACCAGGAGCGCTTCCCGCGGCCCCACCCGATGACCTCATAGACGAGGCGATCCTTCTGCACGTCCACCCCGGCCGTGAGCACCAGCGCGCCCATTGGCACGGTCCCGATACGGTAGTTCTCCCGCCGACGCTGCACGGTTTCCCACTCGGGCGCATCGCCGCGCGACGTCCAGACCTCCCCGAGCACGGTGTTGATGAACACCCGGAACTTCTCCGGGTCGCGGTGGGTGTCCTCGAACGCTTTCGCGATGTCGCCCCAGGACATCCAGCCGACCGGCGCATAGAGCGCGTTCAGGTGATACCCGCGCACCTTCCCGCCGGCCCGCTCCGGCACCTCGGCCCGCCATTCACCGGCCGCCAACATCTGCGCCTTTTGGTGGTTCCGGATGTGGAACAGGCAGGCACGGCACTCGTAGACCGCCTGTTCCGGCGGCAGTCCCAGCTGCGTCCAGCGGAGCTGCGCGAACACCAGTGGCTGCATCTCGCCGCAGTCCGGACAGGGCACGTAGAACCGGCGCTGGTCCGACACGTCATACGCGTGCTCGATCGCCGACCGCCCGGCAATCGTCGGCGTCGAGACCTTCATCCGCTTCTTTCGGGCAAACGTCCGCTGCCTGACTTCGACCAGGCCGATCGGTGACCCTTCCTCGTCGACATCGACCGGATACCCGTCGACTTCGTCCAAGAGCGCGTATTGCGCCGGCATCGACCGGAGCCCGACGGCGCTGTTGGCGCCGGTGATGATCAACTGCCCGCCAGGGAACTCCTTACTGAGCACGGTATTCCCACTGTCGCGTGACCGGGCCGGCGGCACGCGTTCGGCCAGGCGCGGCGTGTCGGTCAGCAACGGGTCGAGCCGCTGGCGGCTGAAACGCTTCGCGAGCTCTACCGTCGGCTGCACGAGGATGACCGGGCCGGGGCAATGGTCAATCGCGTAGCCCAGCGCGTTCAAAATCGCTTCGCTTCCGCCGACCTGGGCGGCCTTCATCAAGACGACCTCTTCGACTGGTGACGCCGACGAGAAACAATCCATCAGTTCACGCAGATACGGTGTCCGGGATGTGCGCCATGGCCCTGGCTCGGCGCTCGACTTCTTCGGCAGCTTCCGGTGCGCGTCGGCCCACTGCGAGACGGTCAGCAAGACGTCGGGCCGGATGCCATCCGCGTGCGCCTGGCGAATCGCCTCGATCGCGCTAGGCACTGGCCACCTCGAGGATCGTGTCGGCGGCGATGTTCAACGCTTCCCG